TGCTTCCATGAAGTGGGGTCACACCGAAGAACAGAAGGCTCAGGACGCCTACGAGATGCTGACCGGCAACATCGTCATACCGTCAGAGTTCATCGTCCACCCGAAGTACGACTGGCTCGGCTGCTCGCCAGACGGCCTGATCAACGATGACGGGGGCACCGAGTCTAAGTGCCCCTTCAATGAGGCGATTCACGTCAGGACTTGGCTCGAAGGCATACCCGAGGAACACATGCCGCAGGTCCAAGGCTGCATGTTCGTCACCGGACGGGAATGGTGGGACTTTCTGTCGTTCGATTCTCGCCAAGACGAGGAGTGTCAGCTCTACATCGAGACGATTAACCGCGACGAAGACTACATCGCCAACCTGCACAAAGAGCTGGTCCAGTTCAACCTGGAGCTGAATCGCATGGTCGATGAGGTCGCGGACAAGGCCCGGGCGCAGGCCTATCGCTTAGGAGCTTGATCATGATCAGCAACCTTAAATACGACATCGAGTACCGGCGCGAGAAAGCGTTGGAGCTTTCCAGCCCGGTCGAACAGCACCTGGCCGCGGGCGGGCGCTTCTCCAGATCGGAGCCCGCTCAAATCAATCCACCACCTGTTGAGCGTTCCACAAAGATTGATCCAGACACCGTCCTCAAACGCCGCCCCAAGGCGATGACACGGGCTGAGCGGTTGGTGCTTCGCAAAATGGCGGACTCACTATGAGCAAGCGCAAACCCAACAACATGCGCGCCCGAGTCGAGCGATCGTGCCGGGCACTGCTCAGCACCAACCACGTCGCAGTGGTGAACATCGATCCCAGCGGCCATCAGGGCATGATCAATTACAAGTCGCTGAAGAACATCGCTCCCGGGAAGATTGGCCAGGCTGTGTGCGGTATTCCCCATCGCTGGACGATCTACCTCAGCGCTCTCTGTATTGATGCTCGCGGTGACCGCTACAGCAAGTCGATTGAGGTAGCGCCGGACGGCGTGTACCTCTCCGACCACTTGGAAGACGTGATCGAGCATTGCTACAAGAAGCTGCGCGATTCCGCCAATCAAAGCCAGATGGTCGCTTCTGGCTGGATCGCGATTCCGGAATCTCTATCGCTCGACGAGGCTCATGCAGCACGGATTTTTGAAGCGGTCGGGGCTTGGAATCAGGTCAAGGTGGCAGCGTGAGACGGTTCCGCGTTCAGCAACGAAAACGACAAACCTGGCTGGCGATGCCGGCCAGCGGCATAGAAGAGGTTGGCCATGGCCACGAGTGGGCAAGAGCGATCGGCGAAGGCCGCCGAGAAACGGATCGAGTACGACGAGAAGGAACTGCGACATCGGGTCAGGCTCGGCACCCGGCAGAAGCTTGACGAGCTGATGGCATGGAACGGCATCACGGAAATCAACGAGGCGGTGCAGAACCTGATTCTGAACGCCCATGCGCTTGGGCCGACCCTGTCATTTCAAGCGATGGAAAGTCCGCGCCACAAAGTACAGATAAGCGAAAATGTGGCGCGGATGTTTTGGGAGGAGAGCTTGGCCGAACTGAAGCGTGACCCTGGCGATGAGTTATCCCAGCCACCGCAGCCCCTTAACCGATAAAACGGACGAGATCGGCACCCATCGCGGTTGTTTTTCTGTCGAACGTATCTTCCGGACCTTTGCTATCGATATCCAAGTGACGCTCGATTAAGCCACGATTGATTAGGTCGTCCCAAATCGCATCACGAAGTTTTGCATGGTCCTTGAGTTCGGGCATAGCAGCATCTATGACTCCGGTTATATCCCCTGATTTGTAGCCTGGAAACCTTGTTCCAGTGCGCTCGAACCATGCCATTGGATCATCTGCGAATCGCAGAAATCGAATTTGGGTAACTGTGCACTGATCAACGAAATTCAGAAACAGCTGCCGATAATCGTCGGCAGGACATGTTGGCAAAGCAGAATTGCGAACTGCATTGCGCAGCGCCTCTAGTTTCTCTGACTCATGGTTTCTTAGCGCTAGATAGTAGGCCTGAACGACCGTGCTTATAAATACTTCGTTTTCTTGAAGATCAGCTTCGGTAACTACGCCCTTCTCCATTAGGTCGTTTAAAACTTCGGTAACGTCTCGCATCCACTCTGTTCGGCGCTTAGCTAACGGCCCCTCAAACATAGAGTTAAAAATTTCCGTGACTGCACTTCCTACGTACGGGATGGCGCCTACAACACCGCGAAGTACTCGACCGACTATTTCGCCGAAAGGCTGAATTGCTGGGTCCACTAACTCTGGATCGATTTTTTTCACGTCGCCTCCTAACCCAAATCCATACCGCTCAGCTTATTACCCTACGACAACCAAAATTACCACTGTCGCATCCGGTCACGGAGGGCGGCGCCTACCTGAGGTAATCGAAATGCCTATACCCCATAGCATCATCCACAAGATCGACAAAAAAAGCCTGACGGCAGGTCTGCCATTCTGGGATTGGCGCTACAGAATAGATCCTCGGCTCACGACCCCTCACGCAAAAGCAAATAAAACGCCTATATATCTATATCGGAAACATATTTTTAAGTTTAATTGGACAACTGACAACCATGCGCTACGGTTAATGCATTGACTTTTAAACTGCAAGCTTGGAGAAACCATGCTTCTTCCTGAGCTAGAAGAATACTCAAGAAAAATAAGAGTAGGAGAGTCCGGCCAAAATGCGCAACTTGGATTAGTATTTAGACTTAACGGCAAACTTCTTGTTCTTCTAAAACACTTCATCGTCCCTACGAACCCTAGGTCAGACGAACATACTGAACAACAGATAGTCACTTGTATTATTGACCTTCTCGATCACCATAAAAACAAAGGCGACACTGTAAAAATTCACGAAATACAGATAATAAGCCACTTGAGCCCGTGTAGAGATTGCGCAAAAAAGCTTGCAAAACTTCCTGAAATACTATGTAAATACCCCGCTTACGACTCCAGCCAAATAAATTACTCGATCGGCAGTCACGGAATATATCAAAGGCTAGCAACTCCATCACCAGAAATTGACTCAGAACTCGCCACTTCGGTTGCAACCATGAAAAATGCTAAATGGCGGATCGAGAGTGTGAACGAAATCCCCTCTCTCATGCTCAAACCCGCAGATATGAAAAGCGTTGACTACTTTATGTTAATGACTAAAGACAACCCTGCGCTTAGAAAAAAAATAGCATCCCAAAACGTCGATTTCCGTAAAGCGGTAGCGGAATTCGAACTAAAACAATTCACTGCAGCAGGGTCGGCCGCTAACCAACCGGCCGCAGCTGCTAGTTCGTTGATAAATCTATCACCCGCAGTCTCAAGCCCAAAATAATTTGGTTTTGCAGTCGATCTAGTTCAACTGATCGACGCCCAAGGCAGAGGATAATTAACCCAAAGACGGGATTCCGAAGATTGGCTTTGCTGACTGGGTACCGGAGCAAATTGCGCCGCCTGACTCATCCTTACCTATTGCGCCGAAGATTCCGAAAATCGTTCAATCGCCTTCCTGTAAGTGGCGAGCTCAATTATCTGCCGTAGGCAAATGACGACCTCCAGCTTCTGCTTGTCGTCCGGAACCCCTATTCGCTTCAGCATCATTCGCGCGTCTTCCTCGATTGCCGCAAGTGCATCGATATCGCTTTGCAGTCTCATGTCGGCCTCCAGCGTCAGCCCTTCTTCCCTGGCGGCGCATTGCCCCTGTCGCTACCCGAGGGGTTAGGCGTCGTACTCGGCCAGTTTCCACCTGGTCCGGGATGACTTGAAGGTCCGCGCGATGAACCGCCAGGTCCTTTGTTTGATCCACCAGCGCTGCCTGAGCTTTTACCGCCTCCACTTTTGGACATGATGATCTCCTTGGTAATGGGAACTGCCCATCAAGAGTTGGCCATTGCGGTCACGCCAACGCCCCGCTTGTCCGGATACCCCACTTCAACGAATCACGCCAGCCGGTGAGGCAGGCGTCTGCCTGGAGTTTACAAATGAGCATTCCCCCAAATGCTTTGAGCGACGAAGAGTGCCTGCACTACGCCGCGCTTGATCCGGCGGCCGCCGCCGAACTGACCCGCCGCTTCACCTCGCAGAGCATCGACCCGAGCGCCGAGCGTGAAGAGCTGCGTGAAGATATCCGCCGCCTCGAACGCCAGGCGAGCGATAACGAAGACGAACTCGAAAATCTCCGCGATAGTGCTGGCGAGGCCTGCCAGTGGATCAAGCGAGCAATGGACCCGGAAGACCGGGAGCTTTCACTGAATGCGCTGCTGCAAAAAGCCCTCGACTGCCTGGAGTGATGCCATGAGCACATTTGCTGTTTTCGGAATGAATGAGCACTTCGCCCGCGAAGAGGCGAAGCGCAAGGTTCGCGCCTTCAAGATCGAAAAGGGTCAGCGGATTGAGCTCTCGATGAGCCAGTGGCTCCAGGCTGTCGAAGATCGCGTGGTCAAGATCATGGACGGCAAGCGTGTCGCTCAACTCAGCAGCATGTTCGACGCCCCCCCCAGTACGCCGCCGAATACGCCGAGCGCATCCGGAAGCTGGGGCGGTGCCGCGACGTAATCATCAGAGCGAAAGTTGCCGCAGAATGACCTGCGGCGGAAGTCGCCGACCAAGCTTTCATGGATGGACTACTCGCCGGAATCGACAGCAGCCGCCTGACCCCCACCCTCACCTATCGCGTTGAGTACTGTTTTCAAGCCGAAAGATCAGGCCCAAGAGTCAAATCGATGTCTAGCCTCGCCAATGCTTTACCGCGAGCTAACGCCTCATTGAAGCTGTTGTACTTGGCATTTTCACGGATTGCTTCAACCCGGCTTTCTTTGTT